ATACACGACTATGGTGTGCAGCAGAGTATAGGCGCATGGCAGGCGGGTGAGTTTGTAACACGGCAGGGTGTGGCATTCAGAGCGCTGGGTGCAGGCCAGAGCCCACGCGGCACGCGAAATGAGGAGGCCAGGCCAGACATCATACTGTTTGACGACATAGACACGGATGCCGAGTGCCTGAACCCGGATATTATAGCGCGCAAGTGGCGGTGGATAGATGAGGCCGCAATCGGCACCCGCTCCATATCTGTACCCACCACTATTATCTTTTGCGGCAACAGGATAGCTGCCGATTGCTGCATAGAGCGGGCCTGCCGGATGGCTGATAGAATAGACGAGGTGAACATTCGTAATGAACAAGGACTATCGTCGTGGCCGCAGAAAAATACAGAAGTGGATATAGACAGAGTGCTGACACAGAAAAGCTATGTGGCCGCGCAAAAGGAATATTTTAATAATCCACTTACCGAGGGGTCGGTGTTTAAAGAAATGGCATACAAGCCCGCAAGGCAGCTGAGTGAGTATGAAAAGCTGGTATGCTACACCGACCCCTCTTATAAAGACACGAACGACTATAAGGCAACAGTGCTGGTGGGCTTTTGGCAGAATGAGTTTCACGTGATCAAGTGCTACCTGGAGCAGGCCACTACTGCCGACCTTATAGGATGGCACTACAGCATGATGAGCCTGGTAGGCGCTTGCGCCTGCAGCTACTTCATAGAAGCGTCTTTTATGCAGGATGTGATTGTGAAGGAGGTGAGCGATGCGGGCCTGCGCACAGGCCGTGTAATACCTGTGAACAGGGATATGCGTAAGAAACCCGACAAGTTTACCCGTATAGAAGCCCTGCTGGAACCGCTGAACCGCAATGGCCAGCTGTACCTGAATGAGGCTGAGCGACACAACCCACATATGGAGCGGCTTGCAGAGCAGTTTGCCGCATTTGCACCGGGCAGCCGTGCTCATGATGACGGACCCGACGCAGTGGAGGGGGCTGTATGGATCATGAATGAGAAAATGGCCAGGAGAAACGAACCTGCGGTATATATGACAGCGCGGCAGGAGAACCGGCACAGATTCTGACACAGGATTTAACGCTTTAAAAAGCGAGGTATTTTGTAGTTTTGCCACCGCTGCCGCGCAGCACTAAACCACAGCTTATAATGAGATACAGGATACTGCAAACCATATGCCTGCTTGCCATCAGCGCTACAGCAATTGCCCAGGCGCCCGTGCAGAAGGAGAAGATGACCAGGGAGGAAAAGGACGAGAAGAATGCCGCCAGGGAAGCCCGCATTAATGCGAAAAATGAGTACGCGATCTTTAGAAGGCAGGCGCAGGCGCTGCCGGAGTTTGGCGAGGAAAGGAGAAAGGCAGGCAAGCTGGCCAATGACACCAAACAAGCGGTGAAAGTAGTAGTAGCTATCGATTCGCTGGACGAGGGCGACACGACGACTAAGGCACTCACCGGCTATATAGTACAAAACAATGGCGATAATGCCATACTGCTCTATGACCTGAGCTTTGACAGGAAGGAGCGTAAGATCGTATCGGTGAGGCGCAATGCGGAAGCAGCAGAGGCAGAGAAAACCGAGAAGGAGGAAAAAGAAGAGCGCGCAGCAGAGAAAGCTGAGAAAAAAGCAGAAGCCAAAGAAGCAACAAAACCCGGTGGAACGCCTAAAAAGAAAAAGTCGGACGACGACGATGATGACGAGGGCGATGACTAAGCATCACGCAACCTGAAATAATTAACCAAACCTACAAACATGCCTATCATTACACAAGCGGACCTCGCTACCAATATCTATCCCGAGGTCATTGACGAAATAACACGAAAAGATGCCACTATTGTAAACAACGCAATAGATACAGCCGTGCAGGAAGCAAAGCTATACCTGTCGAAGTATGACCTGGTGCAGCTGTTTGGCACTGAAGAAGAACAGCCAACTATAACCGATGCTTACCTCAACAGCCTTGTAAAAGACCTTGCCTGCTGGCACCTGCTGCGGCTCTCTAATGTATCTATGGATTATGCCGTTTTCCGAACGGCCTATGAGGATGCCCTCGCCGCCCTGAAGAGCATTATGACCGGCCAGGCACAACCACAGAGCTGGCCCTACCGCAACACCACAACTGCTGACGCGCCACCCGAAGGCAACTCAATAAGCTGGAGCAGCAACCCGAGGCGGAATAACTTTTATTAATTGGGCCCGTAAGCCGGTTGCCTGCGAACATGGCAAGGAGCTTGGCTAAGGCGAATATATACTTGGCTTACACCCTGACCCAGAGGTAGCGGCTATATAAAAGTTGTGAGCCATGGTGCGTTGAACCACATTCCATCACATTCTCCTAATATTTCAATCCACATTCACCATGTATTTCTCTTACTTCGAAAAAGGCCGCGGGGAGCTTTATTTCCAGTCTGTCATTTATCCGTTCCAGGTACTGTTCAGCGAGCGTATACCTGAGCTGTTCGTAATAGGGCTTAGCTAAAAAATGCCTTAAAATGAAATGGTTAATGGCAGGTTAATGATGCGTAACGGCCATTGTTTAACGTGCATAGGCTGCCACTTATATAGGCGATAAAAGTAAATGCGTTCGCATAAAGCGTATGGTACCGCTAACGGAATCGGCATGACTGCCGGCATCACCTACATGATCTTAGCGCCATATAGCTCGTAAAGAACAAGCACAACGCATGCGAAGGTATATACAATTATAGGCAGCGCGTACGGCTTTTTCTGGCGCTCCTTCTTCAGGTTTTTTATAGGTGTTATGATCATATAGTTAAGGGAAAGTATGACCAATGCTGGCAAAAGGACGTATGGGAACCGGAATATGGTCTTGATCACCTTCACGGCCGGTACCCAGGTTTCCATGAGCACGGCAAGCCCGCGTATAGTAATAACATTGAGGAGCGAGATGTAGGCCACCGCGCCAATGATCGAGGGCCATTTAGCCCTGGTTTTATTGTATAGGATCTTGTAAAGGTCGACAATAGGCACTCTCATAAACACTGTTTTATACAAGTACGCGGCAATATAGATGATGTCGCTGAATTTTTTATACAAATACATTATAACAAACGATTATGGTAAGAACTCATAAAAAAGTGCTTAAGGAAAATACAGTGGTGATCAATGAGCTGAATGTGCGCAGTGCCGACCGGGGACGCAAGGATATAGCTACCTGGCGCGGCGCCATGATAAGTGCAGAGTCGGTATACTATCCTAACCGCAGCCGCCTGTATGACCTGTATGAAGATGTGGTGCTGGATGGCCACCTCACTGGTGTAATAGCCAAGCGAATAGATGCGGTGCTGAACAAAGAGATACAGTTTGAACGGGAGGGCAGGCGCGATCATGGCATGGATGAGCTTATCCACTCACTGCCCTTTCGCAACATAGTGCGCACCATTATGGAAACGCAGCTGTGGGGTATATCTGCCATAGAGTTTTTGCCCGGCAGACAGCTGGCCTACGAGCTGATACCCCGCAAGCATGTGAAACCGGAACTGGGTATTATAGCCTATGAACAAACGGGTGCCACAGGCATACCTTATAAGGAGCTGGACAACGTGTGGGTGCTGGGCGACCCCAGGGACCTGGGCCTGCTGCTGAAGTGCGCACCCTACTGCCTGTATAAGCGTGGCGGCCTGAGCGACTGGGCGCAATACATAGAGCTCTTTGGCCAGCCGGTGCGCGTGATCAAATACGACTCATATGACGAACAGACAAAAGCAGAGCTAAAACGCATACTGGATGAAAGCGGCAGCTCACTATCGATGATGATACCGCGGCAGGCAGACTTTGAAATAAAGGATGGCAAGCAAACCAACTGTGACGGCAACCTGCAGCTATCGTTTATAAAGGCGCTGAATGAGGAGCTATCGATACTGGTGCTGGGCAATACGGAAACTACAAGCAGCAGCCTCAGTACAGGCTATGCGCAAAGCAAGATACACCTGCAGCAACAGTACGAGATAACACGCAGTGACCTTGCCTACGTTGATGCGCTGCTCAACAGCGCACAATTCATCAGCATATTGCGTGGTTATGGATACCCGGTTGACGGGGGCAGATTTGTGTACGCAAAAGACATGGATACGGACTACCTGCAGGCACGTATAGCCATAGATAAGGAAGTGGCGCAGATGGTAACTGTGCCCGGGCGCTACTGGTATGATACGTATGGGATACCGTCCTCTGCTACGGCCTTTTCAGAAGGGGCGGAAGACATAGAATAAATACCGCATGACCTGCTTATCTGCGATCGCTAACAACATAAATCAACAAATCATGGCACAACAACATTCCCCTTTCCTGGACATATTCATGGCCATGCGCCAGCGGCTTACAGACACCGCCTCAACAGCACTCTACGTTAACCAGGACCTTGGACAGCTGCGCAATCATCACCGGCCGCCGGTGACATGGCCCTGCGTGCTTATAGACTTTGAGAACTTTGAGTATGAAGACCTGGCCGAAAATGTGCAGACGGCAAAAGGTACAATAGTGCTACAGCTGGGCTTTGCACCTCATAGCAACAGCACACAGGTGACACCGGAGCAGTATGTGCAGCAGGCCATGCTCTACTACGACATGGAAATGTACCTGCACCAAATATTCCAGGGATGGAGCCCAATAGAAATGGGTGGCGCTATGATGCGCACCAGCGCCACCACCCAGCGCCGCAACGATAACTACCGCGTGCGCGAGCTGCGCTACAGTATAGCTTTTGAAGATTATTTCACGAAGCGGGAATTGCAGCGGGTGGCCGTAGAACTGGCGCTTAGCGAAGAGCTGCAAATAACCCCGGGTGCGTAAGAAATGCGGAGAATTTTCTACCACTTCAAATGCGGCCAATGGCTCTGTAAGTAATAAATAGACGGGTGGCGCTCTTTTATTTCCTCCAGAATGCCCATGCGTGTTTGTATGATGCCTATGATGGTCATCTGGGATAGAAAGAATTCATTCACCAGCAGGCGCAGGGTATCTTCATAGGTCTTGTTTTTGTAATAGCCGTAGTAGAAATAGCGGGCAATGAGGCAATCGTTGCGTCGTGCTATAAGTGTATTGTTACGGCCTTTGCGTACCGTGGTCAGTGGCTCTCTCGATATTTTGCTAAAAGTCTTTTCGCCTACCATATAGTGTCTAGTTTGGTACAAAGGTACTTAGCCTGTACCGGGCAAAATTGAGAACATATCCACAAAATGAGGGTCTAAAAAGCCGGAAAGCCGCTATAGTAGCGGCTTTCCTTATTAAAAAATCTTGTGGATATGTTTTTATCCCCCCGCATTCTCCGGCTTCTTATTCATCTCTGCATAGATGTTCTCCCATTTCCAGGCAGTATCCATCATGGCATCGAGGTCATATTTCGTTTCCCAGCCCAGCAGGGTGCGTGCTTTGTTGTTATTGGCATATACAGCTACCACGTCGCCGGGGCGGCGCGGGCCTACTTTGTAGTTCAGTTTTTCTCCGCTCACCTTTTCAAACGCGTCTATAAGCTCCAGCACCGTAACACCATTGCCTGTACCGAGGTTGAACTCTTCACAGTTCGACTTGTTGCGGTCGTCTATGATATACTGCAGCGCGCGGGTGTGTGCATGTGCTATGTCGCTTACGTGTATGTAGTCGCGCACGCAGCTGCCATCGCGGGTGTCGTAGTCGCTGCCGAACACGGTCATCTCTTTTCGCGCGCCAATGGCTGTTTTGGTGATCACCGGCACCACACTCTCCGACAGGTCCTGGAACTCACCAATATGCCCTGATGGATGCGCACCTACGGGATTGAAGTAGCGCAGCAATATGGTGTTGAAATGCTTGTTGATGTTGGTGAAATCGCGGCATATGGCCTCGCCCACCTGCTTGGTGCGCGCATAGGGGCTCTCAGGCTCGGGCATAGCGGTTTCCTCTACTACAGGCAGCTCTGTAGTGTTGCCGTATACGGAGCAGGATGATGAGAATACAAAATTGTCCACATCAAACTCTTCTGCACACTGCAGAATGTTGATGAGGGAATTGAAGTTGTTGCGGAAGTACATCAGCGGCTCTTTAACGCTTTCTGGTACCGACTTGTAAGCAGCAAAATGAATGATGCCCACTATGTCGGGGTTCTCCAGGAATATGGCTTCGATATCGTCCAGGTCGCAGAGGTCTACGCGATAGTTCTTTACTGCCTTGCCCGTTATCTTCTCTATACCTTCCAGCATCTTCAGCGATCCGCGCGAAAGGTCGTCCACGCTTATCACATCAAATCCATTCTCAAGCAGGTCTACTATGGTGTGACCGCCTATGTAGCCGCAGCCGCCCGTAACGAGTATCTTGTTCATCTTAGTTTGGTTGAGTAGTTTGGTTATTTACAAATATAGGGGAAAACCACAGCCGAAAATCAGGTACAAGCCGGGCTGGAAAAGCAAAAATCCCTGTAGCTACAGGGATGCTCAAATAAAAACTAATGGCATCAGGCATGCTGCAGGAGTGTCCCTGTGAAACGGCGGCTATATACAATCAACCCCTCCGCGCTGCGGTGAAATGTGCTGTGCCTACTTCACCTGCTGCATCTCTACCAGGCGCCTGTATATGCCATCGCGGGCCAGCAGCCCGGCGTGGGTGCCACGCTCGGCTACAGCGCCTTTGTCCATTACTATGATCTCGTCGGCATGCTGCACGGTGCTCAGGCGGTGAGCTATTACGATGCAGGTGCGGTTCTTCATCAGCTTGTTGATGGCATCCTGCACCACGCGTTCGCTCTCTGTATCGAGCGATGATGTGGCCTCGTCCAGTATCAGTATGGGTGGGTTCTTGAGCACGGCCCGGGCTATGGTCACACGCTGGCGCTCGCCACCGCTCAGGCGTGTGCCGCGGTCGCCCACATTGGTTTGATAACCCTCCGGCTTCAGCTCTATGAATTTGTGCGCGTTGGCTATACGGGCAGCCTCCTCTACCCGCTCCAGGTTGGCACCGCCGGTGCCCAGTGTTATATTGTTGTAGATGGTGTCGTTGAACAAAATAGGGTCCTGGCTTACCACGCCCATCAGGCGGCGCAGGTCGTCCAGCTTAGCGTCTTTTATGTTCACACCGTCTATGAGTATTTCACCCTCATTCACGTCGTGAAAGCGGGGTATCATATCTACCAGTGTGCTTTTGCCCGCACCCGATGCGCCCACCAGGGCTACGGTCTTGCCCTTGGGTATTTCCAGGTTCACATTGCGCAGTATCTGCTTGTCGCCATAGGCGAAGCTGACGTTGCGCAGGGTGATGCTCTTTTCAAATGATTTGATAGGAGTGGCGCCGGGCTTTTCTGTTATCGTGCTTTCCTCGTGCAGCAGGGTTTCTATCCTGTCCAGGGCAGCAGTGCCTTTTTGTACGTTGTAGAATGCATTGGAGAGGGCCTTAAAGGGGTTGATGATCATGGCAAACAGGGCAATGTAGTTAATAAAGGTTGCCCCATTGAGCTCGCCTGCAAAAACCATTTTGCCGCCAAACCAGAGAATGATGCTCACAACAATGATACCCATGGTTTCAGACAATGGTGATGCCAGCTCCCTGCGTGCAGCTATCTGGTTGCGTGTGCGAAACAGGAGGTTATTGATCTTCATAAAGCGCAGGTGCTGATGGTTCTCGGCACTGAAAGCTTTTACTACGCGCATACCTACCAGTGTTTCATCTATAACGCCCATCATGCTGCCCAGCTGCTCCTGCACGGTATTGGAGTGCTTGCGCAGCGACTTGCTGATGCGGCCTATGATGAGGCCTGCGATGGGCAGGAAGATGAACAGGAACAGCGTAAGCTTAGCGCTGAAATAGATCATAGCTCCCAGGTAGAAGATGATGGTGAGCGGCTCGCGGATGAAAGACTCCAGCACGCTCATGATAGACCACTCTACCTCGGTAATGTCATTGGTCATGCGGGATATAAGGTCACCCTTGCGCTGCTCTGTGAAGAAGCCTATGGGCAGTGACAGGGCTTTTGTGAACATATCGTTCCTGAGCCTGCGCAGCACATAGTTGCGTATGGGATTAAGTATGTACAACGCGAGATAGAGGAATAAATTCTTCAGGATGGTGAATACTACTACGCTGGCGCATATGTATGCAAGCGCAGTAAGCTTGTCCTGGCGCAGCAAAAAATCGTTGAACGTATTCATCAGTCCATTAAGCGCGCCAGGCTTCTGACCTACGAATTGCTGTGTGCCAAAGAGGGTTTGCAGCACAGGTGCAAGCATGGTAAGCGACAAAAGGCCGAAGAAAATGCTAAGCAGGTTGAAGAGGAAGTAAAGGCCTATCTGTCCTTTGTAGTCAGTAAGGTATTTAAGTATCCGGGAGATTTTTTTCATTCTCGAATTCGCAATTTAGCTTCTATCCATCCATTGATCCGGACTAATAGCAGTGTGATGTATGCCTATGATGACAAATAACGTTTTCTGCAACAAAAAAATGTATTCCATAGGGAAATACATTGATATAGGCGATGCGTGTCTGGTTATAGCGAATGGCATAAGCGAGTGGGGTTTCGCGTATACGCTCTATGGCAAGATGTACTTGTTCGGCAAAACGTTGTGGCAGCAGTTGGCTGTGTTGTTTGTACCATTTACGCACCTTGATGATGTCAAGCCTGGCCAGGGGTAACATGCGTACTTTATAGCGCTTCATCTTCGATATCAAGTTCTTTTTTGACGTCTTCCCAATCAAGCAAATTGGCAGGATCACGATGATACTCTGCCATACGTGCGTCAATGAGGTCTTTTTGCCACCGTGGTATGTCTAAGTGAATCTCTTTTGAAAGATTATTCCACTCGTCAATAGGTAGAAAAACGCCTACGGGATTACCGATATTGTCGAACGTATACTGTGGATTGATATTCATATTATAAAGTTATTGCAAAGATAGGCATTATAAAACCAATCAGGTTATAATACTGTCAATAGATTGCTAAACATGAAAAAGCCTGCTCGGGGCAGGCTTTAGGTTATTCTATAGTATAGCTTACTGTGCCGTCCTTTTCGTCTTTGAGGGTAACGCCGGCTTCGGCCAGCTTATTGCGTATCTGGTCGCTGGTGGCGAAGTCCTTGCGTTTTTTGGCGTCGGCGCGTATGTCTATGAGCAGGGAGAGCACGCTGTCCAGCTTGTCGC